TTAACGAACCAGCCAGACCAGCATCAGGATAATCGCGACTAACAGTATCCACAGCGCGGGACGCGTTGCCATATTTTGCAACGTGTCCATCATCGGTGGAAAAGGATTAAGCAGCGGTTGCATATCACGCGGATCAATCCCTTTAACCCGCCGTTGATAAAGCTGATTAAGAATATCCTCGGCCTGGGCTGAAGAAAGCGATGATTGCGCAGAAAGACCATATTTTTGCTGGATATATGCCGATAACGCCGCCAGTTCACTGGCATCTAAAGGTTGTTTCAGCGCCATCTGTAGTGATTCCAGCGTCGGCGTATTTTGCTGGCTTAGCGTCTGACGCGCCTGCAGCCAGGTCACCAGATGGTTAAACAGTTTCGCTGGAATTAACTCACCATCTTTCACCCCGGAAAGTTCCAGCATCGATTGCCAGATCTGCTTGCTGGGTTCTCCCGTTGCCGCCGCAAGTTTGGTCACCAGCTGTTTAAGCGCATTGTGCTCCGCCGGTAATAAAGGACGGTCGGTCGCCTCGCGCTGCTGCGGTTGCGGAATAACCATCTTCCCTTCCTGCAACAGGGTGAGAATGTTTTTTAATTGCTCCGGTGAGAGCTGATTCAGCGGCGTCTGACCAAAGTTATGACGGATATAATCCGTGACCGCCTGACGATTATTCCCCAGACGTAAATACTCCCCTAATTGCGCTAAAAGCTGGCGGGCAGAATGGCTTTTTTGCGCGGCCAGCAGACGTTGCGCCAGATTGTGCTCAGCGGCAGGGAAGTGACGCGAAAGCAGCGGTGAATCTCCCGACAGACCAATATCGTGCCTGATACCCGCCCACAGTTCTGCTCTTTGCTGTTGCGTCAGTGAGGTCACTTTCGTCATTAAGCTTTCCAGCGAAGTACGTTGCTGACTGGATAAAGGCTGATTGCCCGCGCCAGACGGCAGGTTATCTCCCTGACCTGGTGGTTGCCCAGGAGGAGGGCCGGAAATAGGTTGTATCATTACGTATCCTTATACCTGAAATCTTCGCAAGTATGCCTGGCCGCGAGATTATGGCACACTTGTCCGGTTAACTCTCGTCTCATACAGGTAACACAAACGTGAAAATCCTTGTTGATGAAAAAAACAAAGATTTAATTTCTTGATATAAAAGGATTTGTATCAGCGTATGTCCACGCAGTGACCACATTTTCGAGAGGTAGAGTAAGCCCGCAACATTGCGGGCTTTGTCTTATGGTTCGATCGCCGTTTTGAGCCGTTGTGTTGCTACATCAAAATAATGATCACTGGTTTCTATACCAATAAATTTGCGTCCTGCTTTTAGTGCTGCAACACCCGTTGTTCCCGATCCCATAAAAGGATCAAGGACTGTTCCACCACTATTCGCAGTCCTGACCAGTTCTGCCATAAGTTCTTCTGGTTTTCCGGTCGGGTGCATTTTCTTTGATGGGATAACCGGGAACGTCATGCAGCCGTCGAACGGTCCCGAAGGCGATTTACCTAAATGGCCTTTACTGCCCCAGACGATGTATTCGCACTGATGCCGGAAATACCCCGTATGGGGTGTTCGTGACCCCCTTCCTTTGTTCCACGCAATGATTCCACGCCATGTAAAACCGCTGGCCTGAAACGCATCGGTTAAAGCTGGCAGTTGTCGCCAGTCAGTAAATACCAGGGCATAACCGCCCGGCCTGACTGCGCGGTGTGCCTGTGCCATCCATAATTGTGTCCAGTAAGCCCACGAACGGGCATCCATGTTTTCACCCGCAAACCCATCAAAGCGATGAAGGTTCTCGCCGTTCAGATATTTTGCGTGGCTGCCCTGGTTGGTGCGTCCGGCCTTGTGTGTCGCGCCCGAACTGTAAGGCGGGTCAGTGATTAAGGCATCAATACTTTCTGGCTCAATCAGCGGCAATATTTCCAGTGCATTCCCACGACAGAGCGTGGCATTGTCAGTCTGATAAACCTTAGTGTGTTCCGGTGTATGTGCTGGTTGGTGCCGGATTGCGATCCCCACGGTCATAACTCCTCATGTGTGTGGGGTGCTCGATGGCTCTCGTTATCTGGTTAAGTGTTTTGCAGCGCGGACATTTTATTTCAATGTAGTGAAATGAGGCGCGGGCAAGTAGTTTGTTGCAATTTTTGCATCGTACATTTTGCGTCATTTGCGGCACCTCTTGTGTGGTTACTGCTGCCGATATGATAACAAATCGATCGTTTTTATCGATCGGATTTATTGCATCGATCTGTTATGCCTATTGCTTATGTATGGTGCCCTCATTTGTGAGGGTAGCAAAAAGAAAACCCGCAGTTTTTACGCTGCGGGTTTGTTGTTCATGTCTGAGAGATAGGGTGCCACTTCAGCCAACCTTAGCAACCGATTGACGGGGGATTGCTCCCCCGTCGCGGTTTCCTTACTGCTTACACTGTAAGAACGCCGCAAACTCCGCTCCCCAGAAGCTCATCCGTATTTCACACAGCGAACCGTGCAGCATCCAGATGATGAGGATTACCGTCACGCAGAACGTGATGGCCGTAAGCGATTTTTGCGACATAGCGCTTGCTCCTTTGTTGGAGAGGCGCTAACCTATCACTTGCTTAAGGTAGATATGTTAGGGCCTCGGTTAAACAGAAATGTTTTCCGGGGCCTTTCCACATCTGGCCTTCGGGTATTCCCTCCGACCATCAGCCGAAAGGCACCCGCGCGTAATCTATCGCTTTTTTGTTACTCCGGCAATTCTGCCTGTTAATTCTGAGGTAAAGGCAAACTCATCTGATTGTTTCCCCTGTGTGAAGCTGGCAGCTCATGCCACGGGATACCTTCTGAAGAGTGAACGCCGGAGGCGTGTTTTGATGTGAATTTATGGAAGGCTTCCAGTGTTGAGAAGCATACGCCGCATTCCAGGTTGTTACACTGGTAATATTTTTTCCGTACGGTGTTTGAATCATTTTCCGAACGACTGGTGCGGATACGGGCAGATGCGCCACAAAGCGGACAACGGAACATAGCGACCTCCCTTAACGTGGTGCTGCCGCTATTCTAAGTTGCTCACTCTATTTCCGCTATCCATTCCGGGATTTTTGCCTCAAGCTCAAGCTGCGTGGTAAAGCCACTGTTATCAATGGTGTGCTCGGCTTTTGCAATAATCCAGTCCTGATTATCAATCTCGCTTTTAAATCCTGTTACCGTGCCATGCATTTCGGGGTAGAGTTCTGCGCGTCCGCGTGCCAGCGTGATGGAAAATGATGCGGCTCCGCGTTGTAGCTGCTGCCACTTTGCCGCCGCTGCGCGTCTTGCTGCCTGCTCGTTCTGATAAGTCTTGCGTAACACAAACACATTGCCTTCTGCGCCTTCCATATAATCACCTTCACGGCTGCTGCTTTTCTCCTTTTTGGGTTTTGGCGGTTTGCGGCGTTTCACGCTGACTTTTTTCTTTTTCCCGTAATTAAGATCAAGCCAGTAAGCGCGTACCCCCGTATACGCCTCGCGGTCAGCAATGCGGAACTGATGGCGATCGCCGCTGCTGCGTGTGATGGCGAACGATGGCAACGGCTGGCCCTGTGCGTTCACGCCACCGCCGGGCATGATGAATAACAGATTACCGCTTTTTACCGTGGTGATTGCGCCCAGCATTTCCGCCATGCGCGTAAGGAAGGACATGTCGCTTTCTTCAGTCTGGTCGGCGTGGTCGATTTCGATATCCATCAGCATTTCGCTGATTTGCGGTTTCAGGCCGTACCGATGAGCGATGGCGGATACCACACGCTCAACGGTCACATCATGCCATGACACCTCACGTTTAACGTTAAATTCATCCCGAAAATCTGCGCTTCTGGCTGAAACAGTCAGCCTGTCCGGCGGTCCTTCGTGAGCGATTTCATCAACAATGTAAGTGCCTTTTTCTGTCAGCGGTTCCCCTTTCCAGCCAATGAGAACCGTCAGACGCGCGCCCCGTGGCGGTAGCTGCAACTGGCCATCGGCATCATCCAGCGTGATGGTGAGCTGGTCCGCCTCAAATCCCCGGTTGTCGGTCAGTGACAGGCTCATCAGGCGTTCTGCCACGCCGGACAGCGTTTTACCCTCGGCGAGAATATCAAAATCCGGCATTTTCACGGGGTCTGTGCCCTGACTGAGCAATTGCATGGTGGTGTCGGTCATCTGCTCCCTCCCTGTGTGGCATGGTCGCATGTGCGTGCGGAGGGGGTTACTGCTTTTTGTTGTCGCCGTGGCGGGAGAACGGCGCAGGGGTGAGATTACGCGCGTGGTGGGTGATGATTGTTGCCGAATCATTTAACGGATACAAGGGGCTGAAGCTATGAGTGAAACTCGTTTTCATGGTGCCCGTGTTACGGAAAATACCGACCTGGTAACAGCGATTAACGATGTTGATTCCAGCGTTATCGGTATCGTGGCAACGGCGGATGATGCGGACGCGAAGTTGTTCCCGCTGAACAAGCCCACACTGCTGACCCGCGTCAATGACGTGCTGGGAAAATGCGGAACAACGGGGACGCTTTATCGTGCGCTTAAGGCCATCGCAGACCAGGTGAGCACAAAGGTGATCGTCGTTCGCGTGGCTGAACACAAAGAAGAAGACGAAAAGACGCAGGATCAACTGGTTATCGGTGGTTCTGAGGATGACGGCAGCTATACGGGGATGTATGCGCTGCTTGTTGCAGAGCAGGATGAAAGCATCGGATACCGTCCGCGTATTCTGGCCGCGCCGGAGCTGGACACGGAGGCGGTGACAAAATCCCTGTGCGTGATTGCGGGTAAACTGCGCGCATTTGTGTATGCCTCATGTCACGGCTGTAACACGATGGCTGAAGCGATTACCTACCGCCAGAAATTCAACGAACGTGAAGTGATGCTCTTATGGCCGGACTTCATCGCCTACAACCCGAAAAGTGGCGAAAACGAAACGTTCCCCGCGCCTGCTTATGCGTGCGGCCTTCGTGCGTACATTGACCATGAGCAGGGCTGGCACAAATCGCTGTCCAACGTTCCGGTTAAAAATGTGCTGGGGATGTCGAGGCATGTGTTCTGGTCGTTGCAGGCCGAAGACAGCGATGCCAACAGCCTCAACAACAAAGAAATCACGACCATTATTCGTCGCAACGGGTTCCGCTTCTGGGGCAACCGCACACCGGAAACGAACGCCTACATTTTTGAGGTGTATACCCGAACCGCACAGGTGCTGGCTGATTCAATTGCGGAAGCGCAGTTTGAAACCATCGACAGTCCACTGACGCCTGCGAACGTGAAGGATGTTATCAGTGCCATCAGGGCAAAACTGGATTCACTGGTTACTGCCGGGAAACTGATTGGCGCGCAGTGCTGGTATGACGTGGTGGATAACAGCACCACGGATTTACGTCAGGGGCGTGTGCGTATTCGCTACAAATATACGCCCGTTCCGCCACTGGAAGACATGGAGCTTTACCAGACGTTTACTGATGAATACTTTGAACCCGCATTTGCGGTTCTGGGAGGTGCCTGATGGCTGTGCCAAAACATCTTCGCTTTTTTACGCTGTTTGTGGATGGTGAAAACGAAGTGGGTAAGGTGACGTCCGTCACTCTGCCTAAGCTGACGCGCAAAACCGACAGCTACCGGGGTGGTGGCATGATGGGTGCGGTAAGTATTGATCTCGGTCTGGACGACTCCGCGCTTGATGCGAGCTTTGTCATGGGGGGCGCAGTTCGTGAGCTGTTCCTTAAGTATGGCGGCACGATTGACGGCACGCTGCTGCGTTTTGCGGGTGAATATTACACTGATGCAGAAAGCGACCTGTATGAAGTCGAAATGCGCGGACGTGTGACGGAAATTGATATGGGGGAAGCCAAACAGGGCGAAGCCACATCACACACTTACGCCATTAAAAACACCTACTACAAGCTGAGTGTTAACGATCGTCCGTTGTGGGAGATTGACCTGCTGAACTTCATTTACCGGAAGGACGGCAAGGACATTGTGCCCGATCGCATCCGTTCCGCGCTTGGGCTTGGCTGATAAGTAATATGCAGGCGGCGCAGTGCGTCGCCTCTGACTGAAAGGAGTTTCCTGATGAAAGAGACGAAAAACATCGATACCGAAAACACGGTAGTTGCTGACACTGTGAAAGAAACCAGTGAGCGTGGCGTAAAACTTACCCAACCAATTGAGCGAGGCGGCGAAAAAATCACGTATGTGGAGATCACCGGAGCTATTGAGCAGGCTGGATCTCTGCGAGATTTGTCGCTGTCTGATGTGCTGAATCTGAAAGCGGAATCCATGTTTACGCTGCTGTCACGCGTGACATCACCGCGACTGGATGAAGTGACGATCAAAAAAATGGCATCCCGTGACTTTATTCAGTTATGTGTGGTTGCCGTAAATTTTTTGAGCGGTGCGGACTCTGGCGGGAAGAACGAACAGGCGACGGAAGCCTGATCACGGTTGTGTGCTTTGAGCACATAGAAGACTTTGTGGCAGATATTGCCGTTATTTTTAACTGGTCGCCCGCCGAAATCTTCATGATGACGCCCGGCGAAGTGGTTAGCTGGCGTGAGCGGGCGGCACTTCGCAGCGGGAATGCAGACAATGAAGACTCTTGATATCCGGGTCGCTTTCAGCGCCGTTGACAGGCTGACCCGGCCTGCCGAAAACGCCCGCCGCCTGATGGGGCAGTTTGGTGACTCCATCCAGCGAACGCAGGGGGCGATCAAAAATCTCGAGCGTCAGGCGCGTTCATTTGAGCGCGCCCGTGACGCTGTCAGTAAAGCGGATGCGGGCATCGTGAAAGCACGACGCCAGCTTAACGCCCTTAATCAGTTACAACGCACGGGGACAGTGCTCAGCGAAAAACAACAAAAGCTGATGCAGCAGTTAAGCACCCGGCTTGAACGCCTGAATGAATCGCGCACACGGGAAATTCAGAAAATGCGGGAGCTTGGCGGAGAGCTGAAACGCCACGGCATTTCCCTGACAGGCAGCGATAACACCATCCAGCAGGCCATCAGACGCACCGAACAATACAACAACCAGCTTGAACGCGAACGGCAGGCGCTTGCGCGTGTAACGCGGGCGCGTGAGCGGTATTCGCGCGCGCAGGAAACAGCGGAAAAACTGAAAACAGGTGGTGCGCTGGCAATTGGTGCGGTAGCGGCGGGCGGCTATGCTGCCGGGCGTTTTTTGCAGCCTGCGATCGGGTTCGGGAAAGAGATGTCCCGCGTTCAGGCGCTGACGCGAATCGACCAGAACAGCCCGCAGTTTAAGGCGCTGCGTGAGCAGGCGTTAAAACTTGGCTCTGAAACGCAGTTCACCGCTGGAGATGCCGCCAGTGGACAGGCATTTCTTGCAATGGCTGGCTTCACACCACAGGCCATTCAGGCTGCGCTTCCCGGTGTGCTGAGCATGGCAACGGCTGGCGGTATGGATCTCGGCGAGACGGCGGATATTGGCTCAAACATCCTGACGCAGTTCGGCCTTTCTGCTGACCAGATGGACCGGGTCGGTGACACACTCACCGCAGCGTTTACCCGTACCAACACTGACCTTCGCGCACTGGGCGAAACCATGAAATATGCAGGTCCGGTAGCGGGTAAGCTGGGAATATCGCTGGAGCAGGCCGCAGCGATGGCTGGCGTGTTGGCGAATATGGGTATCAGAGGGAGTGATGCCGGGACGGCAATGCGTGCCAGCCTGGCTCGTCTGGCATCACCGCCAAAGGCGGCGGCAGAAGCTCTGAAAGAGCTGGGCGTGTCCGTCTCTGATGCGAACGGCAAAATGCGCCCGATGGAGGATTTGCTGGCCGACCTTTATAAAGCCACCCGCAAATACGGGGAAGTTGACCGGGTATCGTTCTTTAAGGACATTGCCGGAGAAGAGGCTTTCACATCATTTATGGCCCTCGTTGATGCGGCAGGTGACGGCTCCTTACCTAAACTGAGAAAAGAACTTGAAGGCGCGCGCGGTGAGGCTGAACGCACGGCAAAGGTTATGGCCAACAACCTTGACGGCGATCTGAAATCACTCGGCAGTGCATGGGAAGGGCTGCGTATCCGCATTGCCGATCTGATTGACGGTCCGCTGCGTTCTGTCACGCAGTGGCTGACGAAGGTGGTCTCAAAGGTGACGGCGCTGGCGCAGGCGCATCCTGCACTGACGCGCCAGCTACTGATTGCAGGCGGTGCGTTGCTGGCAATGACTGCAACGATTGGCTCGTTGTCGCTGGCTATTGGTGTGCTTGCTGGTCCGCTGGCAAAACTGCGTCTTGGTTTTTCCCTCCTGACAGGATCAATGAATGTCGTCAGGGTGCTGCCAGCACTATGGGGAATGGTAACAGGTTCCATCTCGTTGCTGGGTGGCGCTATCGGGGCGCTGTTCAGTCCGGTCGGATTGATTGTTGCCGCGTTTGTGGCTGCGGCGGTTCTCATCTGGAAATACTGGGAACCCATCAAGGCGTTTTATGCCGGGGTGTTCAGTGGGATTATGGAACGGCTGGCTCCGTTGCGCGAAACCTTTGAACGGTTTGGTCCTGTTTTTGACGCAATCGGAAGCGGGATAAGTCAGGTGTTTAACTGGTTTAAATCGCTGCTGTCACCGATGGAGTCCAGCAAGGAAACGCTGGATAAATGTACCAGTGCTGGCGAGACATTCGGTAACGTTCTTGGCGGTGCGTTACAGCTTGTTCTGACGCCCGCAAAAATGTTGCTGGATACGCTGGCGTGGATACTTGAAAAACTCGGTGTGCTTCCGGATGAAGCGGAAAGGGCGAGAAAGAAAATCGAAGACGCACAGCGTGCGGCCATTCTTCAGGACAAGGTTGCCTTGCTTCAGGGGGACCTGGCGAAAATCAATCCGCCGAAGCCTGTGGAAAATGGCAATGGCACCGGAGGTGATAAACCCAAAGACAACAAACCGCTCACAGACAGCAATACCGGTACACTACGCAGACTCAGCAAAATTGCTGATAACACAGGTAAGCTGGTTGATGAGACGAAAAAACGCATTGGCCCCGGCGATATTGTCTTTAAGAACCTGCCCCGCGCACTTGCTGTTCGTGGGGAGTGGCAGGAGCGGAAGATTGCGCAGGTCGGTAAGCCTGCCCCCGCAATTAATATCACCCCCGTGGTCCCGGCTCCGCTGCCTCCGGCGCTGGTCCCTGTTGTTGCGGCCAGCTCCCGCCCGGTGGCGGAGGCCATACGATCTCCAGTGGCATCAGTTCCTGTAACTTCCCGTAACCGGGAGCCTGTTGCCTCCGGATTTGGTGGTGAAATTCATGTTCATCTGCATAACGTTGTTACGCAGAATCCCCGCGAACTGGCGAAACTGGTCGGTGAAATGGTCAGGGCAGAAACGGAACGGCGCGCCCGTGCCGGGCGTGGCAGTTTTTACGATAAAGATTGAGGAGTCATGGCCATGATGATGATCTACGGCATGTTTGTTTTTGAGCTGCGCACACTGCCGCATCAGCAGTTACAGCAAAACAAAAGCTGGCGGCATGTGAAAAATGAGCGCGTAAACCGCTCAGCAAGCTGGCAGTATATCGGTGCAGGTGATGATCGCATCGTGCTTTCTGGCGTGCTTTATCCTGAAATTACAGGTGGCGAAGTGTCGCTTTCGCTGCTGACCACGCAGGCATATACAGGACGCCCCTGGCCTCTGATTGATGGTGTCGGGCAGATTTACGGCATGTATGTACTGACTGAAACGAATACGACCCGCTCCGAGTTTGATCGCTACGGTAAGGCGAAAAAGATAGAATTTTCACTGACTCTTGAACGCTGTGATGAGGATTTGCGGGAGCGCCTGCAATCCTCATCGTTCAGTGATATGCTGTCCGGCTTCAAAGATAAGGTCACATCATCCCTTAACAGCGCGGCCAGCTCCGTTAAAGGGCTGTTTTGATTAACGCAAAACCGCTAATGGTCAGATTAGCGGTTTTCATTTTCCTGAGTCTGCCTGGTTGTTTCTTCAGCCTGTATATCGCCTACAGGGTGATAACGATAAATCGTCGATATGCCGATGTCGTAAATGATCGCCAGTTGTTTCCTGTCATGACCGTTTTTAATCAGCCTCGCTATTTGCTCGTGTTGTTCTTTTGTCAACTTCGGGCGACGTCCGCCAATGCGTCCTTGTGCGCGTGCTGCTGCCAGCCCGGCCAGTGTACGCTCTACAATTAATTCACGTTCCATTTCGGCTAAAGCCCCCATGACGTGAAAAAAGAAACGCCCCATGGGTGTTGATGTGTCAATGCTGTCCGTCAGACTACGGAAATTAACACCTTTTTTCCGCAATTCCTCAATAAGCGTGATCAGGTGTTTCATACTTCTGCCCAGTCTGTCCAGCTTCCAGACAACCAGCGTATCTCCTTCTGATAGCGTTCTGAGCAGTTTTTTCAATCCCGGTCTGGCTGATTTCGTTCCGCTGATTTTATCTTCAAAAATCAGTTCACATCCTGCGCAGTTCAGTGCATTGCGTTGTAAATCCGTGTTCTGGTCATTTGTTGACACACGAATATAGCCAATTTGCATAAAAAACATCCTTTTTGTTTCGTGAAAAATACATAGTTGGTATAGGTAGGGATAAAGACGAAAACGTTGGTTTGGGGGAAGGCTCTGCGCTGCCCGTTGGTGTGCCCGTTCCATGGCCCTCAGCCACGCCGCCAACGGGGTGGCTGAAATGTAACGGCGCAGCATTTTCTTCTGAAATGTACCCCAATCTGGCAAAGGCCTACCCCACCAATAAATTACCGGATTTACGGGGCGAATTTATTCGCGGCTGGGATGACGGACGGGGCGTTGATAATGGGCGCAACCTACTGTCTGCACAGTCTGACGCTATTCAGAATATAGTTGGCACTTTTGGGCGTACTCAGCTTTTTAAAGATGCGCTTAATTCAGGACCATTTAGTCAAACTGACTCTATATTATCAGTAGGCTTACAACCAACTGAGATCATTGAAGGATATGGTGCTTCTGTATGGACATTCGACGCCTCTCGCTCAGTTCGCACAGCATCTGAAACACGCCCCCATAACATTGCGTTTAATTACATCGTAAGGGCAGCATGAAAACGTTGGTTTGGGGGAAGGCTCTGCACTGCCCGTTGGTGTACCCGTTCCGTGGCCCTTAGAAACACCGCCAACGGGATGGCTGAAATGCAACGGAGCAGCATTTTCTTCTGAAAAGTACCCAAAACTGGCAAAGGCTTATCCCACCAATAAATTACCGGATTTACGCGGTGAATTTATCCGTGGTTGGGATGACGGACGTGGTGTGGATGCGGGGAGAACAATATTATCCGCTCAAGGTGATGCCATACGTAATATCTATGGTGAGTTCAAGACTGTAAACACCGAAAATTATTCAATATGGGAATCAGTAGGCTCATTTAAGGGGGCAGTGGTGCCTTTGAGTCCCTCAACGAACAATAGTTATTTCTCCTTAATCAGAAGTATGGTGACTGAAAGAACAGATGGCACTGTTTACCCAAAAGTGATTGGCCTTGATGCTTCAAGAATTGTTCCAACTGCAAACGAAAACCGCCCACGCAACATTGCGTTTAATTACATCGTAAGAGCAGCATGAAAACGTTGGTTTAGGAGAAGGCTCTGCACTGCCCGTTGGTGTGCCCGTTCCGTGGCCCTTAGCAACACCACCAACGGGCTGGCTGAAATGTAACGGCGCAGCATTTTCTTCTGAAATGTACCCCAATCTGGCAAAAGCCTACCCCACCAATAAATTACCGGATTTACGGGGCGAATTTATTCGTGGCTGGGATGATGGGCGAGGAATTGATGCAGCACGCGCTTTATTGAGCATTCAAACCGGGATGTTGGAAAAACACCGCCATATTGTTGTAGCTAACGATGGATATGACACAAAGGATGAATGGGAGTTGGCCACGATTTTCAAAAAAACATATACACAAGGCAGGGGGCTTGATGCCACAAATACAGGAGGGAGTTTGATTCCATCACCAACGCTTCATTCACGAGGAAGTATTGGTAACACAGGTGGTAGTGAAACCCGCCCCCGCAATATTGCATTTAACTATATCGTGAGGGCGGCTTAGTTATATTCAACTGGCTGCTGCCAGTGGTATTTCCGGCAAGTTGATATCTGGTGCCATGTTTATATCCATTGCGTTCAGCGCGTCTATATAATCCAGCACGGCGTTAAGCCGGGTGGTTTCTGCCTGCGTCAACTTCCGCCCGGCCTGCAACTTCAACTGAATCAGACTTATGGAAGCCATTGCCGCATCAGCCAGTGACTGGCGCTTGGTTTCTGCCGCTTCTACTGCGGCACTATGTTGTGCCTCAGTATCTGTCACCCATTTTTCACCATCCCATTTATCGTATGGTGTTGACGGGGAGATAGTGGTTGTATTTTTCGGGTAGTCACCTAGCGTCGTGATTTCTTCGGTGTTTCCCGTGTCAGTGTTATAGACGGTTTCACCACGATGATCTGGCGTATACTCCCATGAATTTAAATTCTCCGAACGGCGGATAGCATAGCCCGCTTTATGTGCGCCCGGGGCATCTAAACAGGAATTTGCCGGAATACCGACACCCGCAGCAAGATATTCAGTTGATTCGGAAATATATTCCCGTGTCTCACCATCATAGTTATAAACGACGATGTTTCCTGCCTGTACGGCAATAAGGTCATCATTTAATATCGCGTTATTCATTATGCGGTTCTCACAATATAATTGAAGGCAATATTGCGTGGGCGGGTTTCATTCCCCTCTGAGGATTCCGTTCTGTATTGACTGGTAAATCTACCGTTAATTGCACCTTGCCGGACGGCGTTATCTGTCGACAACAGACTATCCCCGCCTTTGTCATTTGGCACCAGTACCGTGTTATCCCACGCATCCCATGACCGAATATTATGATAATGACTTCCTGTTAACCACCCCTGCATGCTTAAGATGACCCTTCCGGCATCCACCCCGCGCCCATCATCCCAGCCACGGATAAATTCACCGCGTAAGTCTGGTAATTTATTGGTGGGGTAAGCCATTGCCAGTCTGGGATACATTTCAGAAGAAAATGCTGCGCCGTTACATTTCAGCCACCCCGTTGGCGGCGTGGCTGAGGGCCATGGAACAGGTACACCAACGGGCAGTGCAGAGCCTTCCCCCAAACCAAGGTAATCAAGAACTCCCTGAGTGCTGGTTTTGCCAAGAATGGCACGTCCAACACTTGTCAACGCGGTTAACGCGGCACGATCTGCCCCTGTAAAATATGGGAGTTTATCTGCTGATGTAGCAAGCTCCGCCAGCGCAGTCAGGGTGGCATCCTTCGGTTGCTTACCCGCAAGCGCGTTAGTCATGGTGGTCGCAAAATTCGGGTCATTGCCCAGCGCCGCAGCCAGTTCGTTCAGCGTGTTCAGTGCATCAGGTGACGAGTCTACAAGTGCGGCAATCGCGGCCATAACGAAAGCCGTGCTTGCGATCTGGGTACTATTAGTCCCCTGTGCCGCTGTTGGTGTTGTTGGCGTTCCGGTCAGTGCCGGGCTGTTTAATGGTGCTTTCTTGTTCGTTTCATCCATTACCGCCTTAACAGCTTTTGGTGTCGCTGCCAGTGTTTCAGACGTGCTGTTCGTGGCGCTACTGAGCTGAACAATCCCTTTTTGTGTAGTGGTGGCGTTCTGGGCGGTATATTTCTCGTTAGCCAGGTCATATGCAGCCTTAACCGCTTTCGGTGTTGCGGCCAGTGTTTCTGATTCACTGTTAATTGCACTGCTTAACTGAGTAAAACCTTTTACGGTCAGCGAGGCGTCTGGGTGACGTCGTGACTGTTCGTGCTCTGAGATTTTATCATCCACATATTTGCGGGTTGCCAGAACCACAGACGGGTCGATTTTCAGCGTGATGGCTTCGGTGTTCGTGACAACCAGAATCATGCGGATAGTCTGGGTGCGTCCACTGCCTTCCTGCAACTGCGGTTTGTACGTTTCCGGGCAGTTTGCCACCGCAATGAGTACACCTTCATCATCATAAAGACCAATCTCACGGATCCAGAATCCTCCCTCGTTTTCAGGGATGATTTGCTCCGCAATAATCTGGCTCTGATTGTTAGGGTCAACACTCAGAAGATTCAGCGGTGCAATGCGTTTCTGGTTAATCAGTTTTGTTTGTGCAGGGTCTGGTGTTGGTAACACACCATTTGCATCACCAACGGCCATTTGCGTCAGATTCAGCTTACTGCCGAGCATCGTCGCGTTAGCCAGTCGTGCTGCGCCCTGATTAGTCAGAATGGCGTAGTATTTCACTGTCATGCGTTTACTCTCAGATTATCAATTAAATGAATGGCCGGGGCAGGGAAATAATCCCCTTCGACAATAATGGACTCCGGGGTGTAGGGATAAACCGTCAGGGCATCGCCGTGATAGCATCCCGTACCAACGAAAATCTTTCCGTTCACACTCAGGCTGATCGCCAGCCCCGTCAGATGGCGACTTACTGGTTTTGCATCCGCAATAAGGCGCTCAAGTTCCTGATACATTTCATCGGTGATGCCCTGATCAAGTACTCCGACAACAATGCGAAATGTTCCCGGCTCCTCGTTGAGTTGCCACCACTCCTTTACTTCAATCAGGTAACCGAGAGGCTCCACGGCTCTTCGCAGTGCGCTGATGGTCCCTTTGTGTCGGTGTATCAGCCATGCATCACGAATTACCTGTCGCTTTGTCTCTTCCGGCCAGTTGCGATCCCAGCGGTCAACGGAAAACGCCCAGGCGAGATAAGGCAGCAGATGCACCGGGCAGGTGTCCGGCGACCACAGCGTGTTGAGGTCTACCGGAATGTCTGTAATGCGTGTTCCGACGGCTTCGGCACAACGCATGAAATTGCTGGCTGATGGTGGTAACAGTGAATTACTCATTGCGTCCACCTTCGCTGATGGTGAATGACTCACAGCGCGCCGCCTGTATGTCGCTGATGGTCATATTCTGTGTGGGTTCGATTATCTCCACGCGTTGCACACCGTGCACATGCAGTGCGGCAGCAATGGCGGACAACGCCACGTCCTGACCGATAAGCCCCTGCTCAGCCAGCCACTTCCTGAACGACGATTCAGCCGCGGCCAGAATAGGTTCGGATTCCGGGCCGGGGTAAAAGTACAGTTTTGCATTCAGCCGCCATGTCACGATTCTGGCGCTCTGTACGGTCAGGCGGTCGGCCACCGGGCGGGTATCCTCTGCATTCAGAACGGCGCGAACGGTATTAAGCAACGCCTCCGTTGCTGTGCCGTCGCCCTCAGTGGACAGGATGGAAACCGTCACATTTGCCGGAGACGGGCTGATAGCCCGCGCATCACGCACCAGACCGCTGGCGCTGCGGGCAAAATACTCGTATGCACCTGACGGGCCAGCAACACTCAGGCCGTCGTACGCCCGCTGCGCCCGCAGTCTCAGCGAGGTGTCGCTCTCCATCACCGCGTCGGTGGTATCCGTTGCCGGAGTGATGGTCAGGCGCTTTGTGTTCATATTGCCCGCGAGGTTGTCCAGGTCTGTCCCGGCGCTGTGGCTTAACATGCAGGCGCGTGCCCCCTCATTGACCCGCTGGCGTAACAGCATTTCACGAAACGCTGTTGTCTGGGCGATAACGTTCAGGGGTTCCGATTCCAGCTCCAGCGCGGCGGAGACGGCTTCACGCTGTTCGGCGGGATAAGCCGCAATCATCATGGCCTTTGTGTCAGCCAGAATTGCCTCAAAGTCAGGCTCCGCGATGATGGCGGGTTCCGGTAACTGGGAAAGGTCAACGGCAGGCATGATTTACTCCCTCAGCGTGATGGTTAATTCAACATTTTGCATGGTCTGCATGACAGTGCCCGACAGCGTCACCCCGGCGCGGCCTCCCGCTTTCCAGACAACGTCGATGGCATCCAGGGCAATGCGGGGTTCCCATCGTGTCAGCGCAATCACGGCAGCACTCATGCATTGCAGACGCGTGGTGTTATTCATGGGTTCGTCAATCAAATCAGGCACAAGGCTGCCATATTCCCGTCGCATAACCCGGCTTGCCAGCGGGGTGGTCAGGATATCCCTGACTGACTGTTTCAGGTGCTCCATATCGTTCAGGTTTCCCGTCCCGTCCGGATTCATTCCTGTGTAGCGGGTTGTCACTGCGGGCCTCCTGTCGAATCGCTGCCGCCTTTCACGCCACCGTGTTTATGCGTATGCACGGTAATGCCGTTTGAGGTGAAGTTGCCGCCGCTGTGCGTGATATTGCCGCTCATCTTTCCTCCTTTTGTGACGTCAAGCGTCGCCGTTCTCAGAAGGTTTGTGCATTCCACGACGGGCGTATCCAGTTTCACGCTGACGGATGCCTGTAAAGTGGCCGTTTTCATGCCGCTGGCGCTCAGTGCGCCAGCGTCCGCGTCGTAGCGGAACACCGCGCCGTCCGGCGCGCTGATCACGATTTCTTTCAGGCTTTTGCCGGGTGCCGGATTGGCATCACTCCACAGGCTGCCAATTATCATGGCGGTTTCCGGGTTGCCGCCAATGCAGGCAATTACCACCTGTTCGCCTGGTGATGGCGGCAGCCACACATTGAAGGCTCCCGCGCGCGTGGTGTTCCAGCGCAGCCAGCCTGTTTCCAGTTCGCCGCTGCGAACGCGCACGCGCCAGGACTTCTCATCAACTTCAGAGATGATCCCGGTGCGGATGATATTGCTCAGCAGTCGCATGAGTTCTGCGCTCACCGTACAGCCTCCGCAATCCGGCCCAGCACCGTGTTATAAATCAGGCGCTCATCTGCCTGGCTGATACCCAACAGCTCACGTACCGGGTAATCGGTGAAAATGCCCGGCGCAACCTGATCGCGCTCACCGAACTGATGAACGCGGGCAATACGTGCGGCCACGCCGCTGTAACCCACCGTCACACCGGAAGCATCTGCACGGGCTTTCAGGTAGCGGGCGGTGCGCAGTTTTACGAACATGGGGACGCGCTTTGTGCTGTCCTGGTTGATGCGCCGGGTGCGTATTTCCAGAAAACGGTCGATGTCATCCCGGTAAAACGTGCGGATATTATTTTTATCCTCATCCCACCCGGTAATGGTTCGCCCGTATTTCCCCGTGTCGTGATGCCAGTTTTTCAGCGTGCGTGCTTCGTTATTCCAGATAAAGCGAATGCGTTCCTGTATCCGGGTTACGCGGCGTCTGCGTGGTGTCCACGCGGTCCCGTCCGGCGCTTTCTGTGACCGGATACGCGCCTGCTGGGCGCGGCGTAAATCCTGTGCCAGCTTTCTGGCGATGTTATTGATGGCCTGCTGATTCAGGCTGTCGCGGATGGCCTCAAAGGTTTCATCCACGCGGGTGAATGCCTTATCCATCGCTTTCACCCCACGTCACATCCTGGAATACATGCGACCAGTCGCCTTCGGAAGATGGCAGGCGGGGTTTTGGCTCCGGCAGGTGTTCTGCCTGCGGTGTGCCCTGACTGCTGCGCGTGATGCGAACGCGTTCCCGCAGGGGGAGCGTAAACAGGAGATCGGCGCTGTCATCGTCATTGATAACGGCGGAGAATTTGATGTCCTGATTACGCTCAGGGTTGAGCAACAACTGTGGCTGATTTTCGGATAACCACGCCAGCAGCGGCAGCGTGAGGTCGTCCAGCTCCCCGGCGTAATCCATGACAAACATCACCATCTGATAGCGGTAAACAAACGAGGGCGTTTCTCCGGTCGTTTCAATGTTGCCGCTCTCCACGAAAATGGTGAATTTTTCCGGGTTGGCCTGACACCATCGGCATGAACGGGTCATGGCTTCACGCAGGGAATCAGTTTTCAGCATGGTTGTTGTCCTCGTTGTTCAGTCGTTGCAGTCTGCGCTGTTCCAGTAATTCAATGGCCCGTTTATCCGCGTTACAGGTTTCCAGTGCATCCAGAAGGCGGTCGCCCCATATACCGAGATTTCCCCATGTGGGAGTATCAGGGAAGGGGGGAGGCATTACTGGTATGGTCAGCGTCTGCGGTATAAGCCGGACTGACGGCGCTGGCCGTGGCGCGTTCTGCGTGCCTGCGCAACCTGTCAGTAAAACGAGCGTCAGGCAAAGCGTGGGCGCATTCATCTTTTGCAATATCGTTGCGTAGCTGTTCACGTCTGGCCTCTCCGTCCTGATTTCGCTGTTGATTTTCCACGCGGAGTTGCGCCAGCACCTGCTGCATATCCTGTACCCCGGTGCTGATGATATTCAGGGTGTCGACGGTACTTTTCAGGGCGCTGGCCTGCGCTTCGTTTCTGGCGTTCTCCCGGCCCAGCGACCACGACAGACGCATGGATGTTCCCCATGCGGCAATCAGAAGGAAAGCGACGCCCAGCGTGGGCCAGAGCTTCATGCCGGATAGGCTCCGTGTGGTAACTGAAAATGCGGTCCGTCTTTCAGGGTCTTCCAGTCGCCGCCCCATTCCACCGGAATATTCAGTTCCCGGCTGGCCTGTCTGAATGCTGCTGCGATTTTTTCGTACAGCGGCCATTCCCATGACACCTGGTTGCCGATATAAGCCACAACATCCACGGCATGCCCCGTAAGGTGGCGGCTGTTCATGGTCTGGCTCTTACCCGTGGCCACCAGTTGCTTCTGGCGGTAACGGCTGCGCAACCCTTCGGTGATACCAAAATCCACTTCCGAGATTTCCAGTGCCCGTCGGGTCACTTTCACCAGATCAGGATTTACGCCCTGCAAATTCTTTTCGCTCCGGCTGCTGAATTTAAATGTGTTGCTCATTCGTCCTTCTCCTTCACCCTGCGATTAAAGGCCGCAATAACCTTGTCGCGTGCTTTCTCTGCACCCATAAAACCGATTGATGCGCCGATAAACGTCACGGCATCTTCAGGAAACCCGAAGAAGCGCAACGACCCGGCCACGGCCATGGCAAGAACGCCGCACGCCAGCGATCCCGTTACGGTCTGAACCAGTGTTCGTCCGTCATAAAGACTCATCAGCGCGGAAATGCTGACCGCCGCGCCTACTGCATACACCGTTGGCAGGTGGTCAAAGAGCCACGCAATAACCTGCTCTGTGATCCCTGTTTGAATGGTGCTCACTGCTACTCCCCCCACAACTGAATCATTTCTCGTTTCTTCTTCTCCGGCTCCGGCATCTCCACCTCCTGCCCGGCGTCCAGAAATACCTGCTGACAGAGTCCGGGGTTGGCATCCAGCACCTTTTCGGTGACGCCCTGCGTCGTGCCGTAGTACCGGAAACAGAGCGAATCCACGGTGTCGCCTTCCAGTGCCTTCACTTTCATCAGCACAACTCCGCAAAGATTCGCGGGCGGCACAGAATGTCAGAGATGGCCCAGCTCACATCGCGCCACAAATCCGATGTCTGTATATCCAGTGCGTCCGCCCGGCGGTCGCCCTTGTCCGTTGTGTCCGCATCGCGGTAACGCTCCAGAATCAGGGCGCGTGTGGCGGTGTAAACCGCATTGCGCCAGTGCCAGAGATTGACGCTTTCTCCGTTAATTACGGGTGCCGGAACATCGGCCAGCGTCTGATGGCCAGCCGCCTGCTGTTCCTGCTGCCACGCTTCCAGCTCGCGGGTAACGTGTGCCACGGCCCCGGTGGCGGTATGCAGCAGGCGGGAGGTGGTCACGCGCCCCGGCAGTCGTACCGCCAGACGCAGCTCACGCAGCACAATATCCGGCCAGAATGCACCTGCTGAAATACGGGTATCACCATCATCGGTATCGGTGATGTCGTCCTCTGCGGGTCCGGGGTTGGTTCTGGCAACCATACTCATGGGGTTCACTCCTGAAAAAATCGGGCGGTGGGTGCGCGGTGTAAACGGTCACGGAGTCAGACCGGAACACCGCGCACGCCGCCCGCTGACGGGGTCAGTCGTTAACCGCGCTTCGCCTTCTGCGTCGCGGTGGTTTTTCGTGTTGCAGGCTTCCGCGTTGTCTTTTTACTTTTGCTGCTTTCGTCCTGCGCCTGCTGTGCGCTGGCGTCTTCTGGTGCGGCTGCGGAATCGGCTTTTTTCAGGGCGCGGGAAAGGGTTGCAATCTCGCGTTTCACACCTGCGTTCGGGTTCAGGTGCATTGCTTCGCGCAGCAGCTTCAGTGACAGTGCCATGCTGTCCGCATCGCTCAGGCCACGGCGGGCAAAGGCGCACGCCTTGCATAATTTGGCGCGCACTTCGTCCGGCATGTCCTGGTCGGTGACAATCTCCCGGAGGGTATCCAGTGGTTCGATAAAGGCGGACAAATCCGCGTCGGCATCCGTCCCGGCCTGCGTCAGTACCGGGTTGCAGATTTCTTCGGTCAGCACTGTGGCAGCAGTACGGCCAAAGTTATCCGGCATAATGAGGTTATGACGGACCACATACGCACCAATACGCAACGCCAGCGGAAGATCGCCGCAGTCAATCGCCCACACCATCAGCGTGGCAATCACTTCATCCTGCTGCCCGCCGTCAGCCTCCAGCGTTCCCTCAATCCAGCCGGAAAAATCCGGCAACAACTCTTTTTTGATGGCGGCTTTCGCGCTTCTGGCCTGTACGCCCTTAAGCCGGGCCTGTGCCAGACGCAGACGATACAGCACCTCTTCATGCGCGGTACGCGCGGCGTGGTCCACGCCTTCATTCGCCCGGCCTGCGCGCTGTGCCATCACGTTCTGCCAGTGTTGCTGTGCAGGAGTAATCATTGTTTCTCTCCGTTACAGGCGGGCATGATGCCCGCCGTGAGTTGATTAGCTGTCGGCGAACTTCAGGCCAGTGACCATCGCGCACTTGCCATAGTCTTCAACGACATAAGCGTCATTGATGGACTGGTAGGTGGCGATGCGGTTGTATTCCGGCTCGTCTTTCATCAGGCGACGCATTGAACCTTTCTGCCAGTAAATCGACAGGTTGTTGAACGAGGTGATCAGCATCGTTGCATCCGGGAAGAACGGCGCAAGGAACACACCCAGCCCGCCAATGGTGCGCGATGACAGGATGAGCTGCCCGGCGAGTAATTCCGCATTGGGATTCTGGCCGCTGATGCTGTTCAGCACGGGCAGACGCAGCGAGTTAAACAGGTTGCGCCCCATAATCACCACGAGGTCGTCAGCTTCCTTGTGCCATTCATCCAGCAGGGATGAGCGTGCGTCCTGAACCAGTGCATCAGCATTCGCATACTTACCCGCGTGCGCCACGGTGTTGTCCATGTTGCGGGAGGTCAGCGTCACGTCATTCATTACGCGCGCGCTGGCATTGGTTCTGATGTGCTCCAGCCACCCCACGTTAACGTCCTGAAGCAGCTTGTTGGTGCTGAAGTTGGATTTTTCCGCGTGTGACGTGCCGTTAAAGCCGATCATGATGCGGTCAAGCGCCACCTGTCGGGCAATCTGTGCGCTGATGCGGGTCTGGAAGTCATTGTGCGCCGCCCAGGCATCAAGCTGCGGATACGAAATAAACGTGTCGTAGTTCACCTGCTCACACTGGTACTGACGGGACTTCAGGTCGACAGCGTTAATCGGGTTGCGGCGATCTGTGCCGTCATAACTGGTATTTGTGCGCGCAATCGGCCCGGTGGTGTCCATGAGGACTTTTTCGCCTTTCTGGTCGGTCACACCGATCACGTTAATTTTTTTTGTAAGTTCGGTGCTATCCTTTGAGGCGTTTTCAAAACGCTGCTGCACCGCGGGTTCCACGGTAAATCGCGATACCAGTCCAGAAACCGGGATATTGTTAATCGACGCCTGTCGCGTCATGTAGCAGCCCAGCTTGTTACGGGCATTATCTGACATCACCAGATTCATAAAAAATTTGCTCCTTTGTCTTATCAGAAGTCAGCCAGCTGGTCGGAGGCTGCGCCCGTTGCGGTGAACCGGTTCTGCGGATCGCCGTCCTGCGTGCGCAGTTTTTCCTTCAGTGCTGTCAGCTCTGTGGTCAGCGAAGTGATTTTCTGGCTGTCCTGCTGATGGCGGGTTTCCAGTGCATTAAAACGGTCGATAATGTCGGCCTGTGATGTTGCGACACCTTCCAGCGCTTCCTGAATACGGGAGAAACTGGCGTCATCCGCTTTGCGGCCACGGCCAATAATCCCCATAACGCGGTTAAACCACTGGGTGCCTTCTTCCTGACGTTGTTCGGTGAGTTCGATAAGTTCTGACTCCATAGCGGCGGTAAACATCGCCACGTCTCCCTGCTGACAGTTGAATGTCATCAGTTGCATACGTTGTTGTGCCGCAAAGGCCAGACGTTCCGTGCCCAGGCTGGCGGGGGTGTCGGTCATTGCCAGCCCGCGCAGGTAAGGGCCTCCCGTGATGGTTGACTGTGGTTCCAGCTCAATACTGGAGTAAATTTTTTTACCATCGTTAAGCAGGGACATCATGCGAGCGGTCGGCTCAATTTCGGCATACAGTGCCGTGCGGCCTGCCAGCGGGCCATCGGTTATGTCTTCGGTGCTCAACCCCACAACATCGCCCATAGCGGAAAACTCGCTGCCGGGGAGTGGTGACAGGATGTGCTCAATATTCACACGTGCACCATAAACGGACGGGTTATAACTGGTGGCGGCAGCTTTCAGCATGTCGCCGTTGATTTCGCGCCCGTCTGCCGTCACACCGGAGACAGCCACGCGAAACTTTTTGCGGGATGTCTTTTTTTCATTAGTCATAGTTTTTGCCCCTCTGACTGGTTCTTCAGTCATGATGGCAAAGCGTAACAGGCTGATACAAAGGGCTTTTGTTGTAAGAAAACGGCCAGAACAGGGGGTTAAGGAGAACGGTTTCGCGCGCGGGTAATCTTCCTGTAATTACTCAGGGGGAGCAATGATTCAGGACGCTTTTGTGCGCCAGCGTGCGCGGCAACTTTACTGGCAGGGTTATCCGCCCGCAGAAATATCACGTCTGATGGGAATAAACCCGAACACGATTTATGCGTGGAAAAAACGCGACCAGTGGGATGAAACACCACCCGTGCAGCGTGTCACGCAGTCCATCGATGCGCGCCTCATCCAGCTTACTGAAAAACAGAATAAAACAGGTGGTGACTTCAAGGAAATAGACCTGCTGACCCGGCAGCTTAAAAAACTGCATGATGGCCAGCCGGATGCGACGGCCACAGGAAAGAAAAGCCGGGCGAAAAAACTCAAAAATCATTTCACGCCGGAACAGATTGCCGCACTGCGGGAAAAAATCATCAGCAGGCTGGAGTGGCATCAGCGGGGCTGGTTTGACTCTCTGACCCTTTGCAGGGAAGCCGGGATACGTAACAGGATGATCCTGAAATCCCGACAGATTGGGGCGACCTGGTATTTTGCACAGGAAGCACTGCTGATGGCACTGCGTGACGATGTGGCACAACCTTACCAGCGTAACCAGATTTTTTTGTCTGCGTCGCGTCGTCAGGCGTTCCAGTTTAAAAGCATTATTCAGAAGGCTGCATCTGAAGTTGATGTGGAGCTGAAAGGGGGCGATAAAATCATCCTCTCCAACGGTGCAGAGCTGCATTTTCTTGGTACTTCTGCTGCGACGGCACAGTCCTACACGGGCAATTTTTATTTTGATGAATTTTTCTGGGTCAGCCGCTTTGCTGAACTGCGCAAGGTGGCTGGCGCTATGGCAACCCTCAGCGGACTGCGGCGCACCTACTTCTCCACGCCATCCACCGAAACGCACGAGGCATACGCCTACTGGAACGGCGACCGCTGGAACGAGAAAAAGGCCACGCATAAACGCCAGCGTTTTTCTGTGGACTGGAAAACGCTGCATAACGGGCTTATCTGCCCTGACCGGACGTGGCGGCAAATTGTCACGCTGGAAGATGTGGTTAATCACGGCTGGAAACACACCGATATTGACGAAATTCGTGATGAAAACACCGAAGACGAGTTCCGCAATCTCTATATGTGTGAGTTTGTCCGCGAAGGGGAATCGGCATTTAACCTGAATATCCTGATTGGCTGCGGTGTTGACGGATACGACGACTGGAAAGACTGGAAACCTTTTGCTCCCCGCCCGATGGGGAATCGTCCGGTATGGATTGGGTATGACGCAAACGGCAGCAGTGGCAACGGCGACAGCGGCGCTGTGTCCGTGGTGGTTCCTCCGGCTGTTCCTGGTGGCCGTTTTCGAACGGTGGAGACGCGACGCGTTCAGGGGCTGGAGTTTGAAGAACAGGCCAGAGTCATTGAAGAGTTCACGTGTCGCTACAACGTGGAACACATCGGCATTGATGTGACGGGCGGGAACGGGGAGGCTGTTTATCAGATAGTGAAGCGGTTTTTCCCTGCTGCTATTCCGTACACCTTCACGCTGTCATCCAAACGGTCGCTGGTACTGAAAATGCTGCAAATAATGCGTGCCGGACGGTGGGAATACGATCGCGCCGAACGCGAGCTGGTCGCGGCCTTTAACGCCGTGCGTAAGGTGAAAACACCGGGCGGCTTTATCACTTACGAAACGGACCGCGCGAGGGGGATCAGCCACGGCGACCTTGCGTGGGCAACCATGCTTGCTGTCATTAACGAACCAATTGGCGGCGAAGGAGAAAACGAGCGTTTCACGGTTATGGAGTTCTGATGAGCAGAAAAAATAAAAAAGTGCGCATGAGTTCACGCATTGATCTCGCTGATGCGCTCAGGAAAGAATCATCGCTCAGTGCATTCACATTTGATGGTCCTTATCGCCTGACCGGGCATGACCTGCTGGACAATATGTACTGTGCTGATAACGGGCGGTGGTATGAAACCCCGGTGGACTGGTACGGTCTGGCAAGAGCCGCCCGGCAAACGTCCTGGCATCAGTCTGCGCTTTACTTTAAGCGCAATGTATTGCTCGGTTGCTACATCCCGCACCCGCTGCTTTCCCGGCAGGATTTCTCGGCGCTGGCGCTGGACTGGTTTGTGTTCGGTAACGCATTCCTTGAGCTTCGGAGCAATATGCTCGGCGAACCACTTAAATTACGGCACGCACTGGCGAAATACATGCGACGCGGAAGCGATCTTGAATCATGGTGGTATGTGCAGGATGGCAAGGACGCGTTTCAGTTTCGCCCTGGCAAAGTGTGCCACCTGATGAATCCGGACATTAACCAGGAAATTTACGGCATGCCGGAATATCTTGGCGCATTACTCTCGGCCAGCCTGTCTCATTCGGCGGACATGTTCAGAAAACTGTATTACGACAACGGATCCCACGCCGGGTGCATCATCTACATCGGTGCAGCGCAGGTAAACCGCGAAAGCATGGACTCCCTGAAAGAAACGTTACAGGGTGCGCGTGGTGGTGGTGCGTTTAAAAACGTGCTCATCCACGCGCCCAACGGGGGCAAAGAGGGGGTGCAAATTTTGCCGTTCCAGCAGATCACCGCAAAGGATGAGTTCATGAATGTTAAGGCGGCATCCCGTGATGATGTGCTGGCTGCGCACCGCGTTCCGCCGCAACTGATGGGGGCAATGCCGGGCGAAAAAAGTGCGTTTGGTGATGTGGAGAAGGCCGCGCGGGTTTACGCAATTAACGAGCTGATGCCCGTCATGGAGGCTATGAAGCACATCAATGACTGGCTTGGCGAAGAGGTGATCCGCTTTAACCCTTACGCACTGCTGGACACCCAGCCCACATCCTGACGCGCTTCGCTTGTCTGCTGCTTCGCCGGGGCATAAAAAATTTATGCCCCGACTCTCCAGCTCCTGTATCAATCAGATAATTTCACGACGTCTTCCAGCTTATTGCCATCATCGACGGTCAGGCTCTTACGCAATCCCATCGCGCTGACTGCATGTTCTCGCCGCCTCAGTGCGATTTTGACGGCCTTATCTGCCACCCCATCAAATCAAAAGCCCTCACGTCTTTTTCACGCTCAGCGTGAGAAATACAGCCATTCTGTTGTGTTGCTGCGACATCGTTCAGGGGATGCTATTTACCCCCTGAAACGCGGGCTGTTCCCCCGTCACCTGCGCGCAGAAAAAACGCGTTTTTTTGTGCACGTACGGATCCTTGACGGATCCAGCCACCACGCGGGCCGGAAGTACAAAAAGTCGTTCAAAAAAATTGTGCAAACTTGTGCACTATCGTGCAAACAAAAAAAGCGCCTTATCGGCGCTTCAAAAGTATCAATTGTTGCTGTGTATTAATCGCCAACCACGAACATATGCTTCATAGGCATCTCTGTGCCTTACAGTTCCAGCCTGGCTAAACGGAATGTTAGCTAAAACTAAATCATTCTGAGCCATAGCGCGTCCTTCAAGCGCATCTTTTATGCCTAGCTCAAAAGCACAGGCAGCGCATTTGTGCCGACCTTCTTGTCCTTGATATTCAGGGAGAGACAGAAATGTTGGATTATAACGATGAGGGTTCTTGCAAATACCTGTTTTAGCCCGCACTTTATTTACCTCATAGGAAAAATATGCGTGCCTTTACAGAGGTGCGTGTAAGCAATAAAATATACGACGCACATTTTGATTTACTTCGGAAGGCACGCATATCAGGTTAAGTGAGTCCGACCGAGTTTTACGCCCCAATAGTTGCTGCTATTGGGGCGTTTTGCATGGACAATGCCGCGCAATTATCTTGTCGCTCACAATGCGAACGATCTTACAAAAAGGCACATTACTGTCAAGATAATTGATCGTTTTAATCGATAGATAATAGACAATCTATTTGTTTAACAGATCGATTATTGAAGTAAGTGTGCCAAATGGAATGATACTGTCTCTATAAACGTGAGCATTTTTCGCGCAGATGCTTTTACTCAGGAAATAACGCCCGGATATTCCCAGCCATCTGGCTGGTTATCTTAGCCACTGGTGCAGACTGTGCTTCAAACTTTTTTGAGCTGATTTGTGTCACAGGTAACATCTCATCATCAGCCCATGCGGCCAGTCGGTAAGCCTCTGCCGGATTCGTCTTCAGAAGTGCCAGCCCGGCCAGAAAAGCCACGCGTTGGCCGCTTTTGCGGGCTTCTGGTGTAAGACTGTCCAGCCAGGCGCATGCTTCTCCTTCGTTCTTGACGGCAGCTGGCTTCAGATAGAAACTTATTCTTCTGGTTGGTGTCGTCATTGGTTTACTCCTTGTTCATTGCGTACAGCCCATTAACCAGAGCAAATTGTGGCACCCCGTCCGCGATGAAAGTCGCATTAACTCCGCAGGCTTCGCGGATAGCGGGTGCCACAATCTCCGCCCCGCCACCGACAACCATCACCCGCCCGTAACCCGAAAAAACCGCCAGCGCGCGGATCACGCGTTGTTTCAGTGTTTCTTCCTTTTCACGAATAACCGCCATCAGGCTGGCGTAATGCGCGTCATTGTGGATGTGCTGGCGCAGCCAGGCTTCATCATGGCGATGTTCGATAATGGTATTGGCGATGTGGTGACTGGTGCGCATACCGTTAGTGGCCATCACCGACAGTACGGCATCGGCCATCAGGGAAACGCCTACGTGTGGATCGCAAAACACCTGGCTGATACCTGCCAGTTGTCCCTGAACCTTTGCCACATCCAGCGTGGTTCCGCCTAAATCCACAATCAGCAGGGATTCAAACGGACTCATGTCAGCCAGTGCTTTAAAACCAGCCGGAATGGATTCAGGCATAACCCGTACGTTACGGATAGTGAATGCTTTTCCGTTCTGGTACGCCACCGGGCGCATGACGTTTGCTTTTTTGCGGTTGATGTTGGCCATGTCCGGCTGTGCGTTTGTGTCGAAATATTCGCTCAGTGGCAGGGTGACAACCACATCCACTTCCTGTGGTGTGATGCCTGATTTGACCAGCGCGTGATGAATGGCAATGACATTCACATCGCTGTACTGGTATTGCGTGTCGGTCGTCTGGACAAAGCGATCGCTGACCGGATCAAAACCATAGCGCACGCCATCAAGCATGTAGTTCGCGGGCTGCGTGCCACCGAACGGCGCAGACCATTCCGACTTGAAGCTGTTCGGGCTGATGGCGTTGCGGCGTTCGCCGTTCTCAGTCCATGCCAGCTTGATGTTGGTGGAGCCGTCATCGATACAAATTTTCATGTCGCTTTTCCTTATGTTGATTAATTAATCGTTTACGGGATTCTGAAATCCCGTTTTTGCCTGTTTTATGCGCGCTTCATATATCGCGGCGCGTTTTTTGCTCATTTACGGGATTTGTGAATCCCGTTTCTGTCTGTTTTTTGTTTCCAATGGTCAGGCCACCCCGCAGCAGGTCTGCTTTGCGGCGGGCGCGTTCAGTGGTTTCACTGATTCTCTGTGCGTGCTCTGCGTCGCGGATGGCGCGCAGCATGTCAGAAAGCACGGTAACGGGTGTTTTCATGGTGTTCTGGTCTTGCTGAAGTGTGGATGCCAGGCGTGCGGCGGCTTCGGGGTCTGATGCCCCCAGCTGTTCCAGATAGCTGGCGACCGGGTTATGGCGGATCTCCGTGCTGCTTACGCCGTGGTTACGGCTCAGGCGCTGCCAGAGCTGCGTGATCCGGCTGTCCGGTCGGGTATCCGGTTTGCGTACAATTTCAAATCCCTGCGGTGCAATGATGCTGCCGTCAACGTACAGACTGCCGCCCCGTAACAGGTGCTGCATCTGCTGTTCACCGATATGCAGGCCGAGAGATTCAGCAGACTCCCGCCATTCTTTAGCGAGTAATTCGTGGTTATCAGGCAAAGGCTGTGGCTGTTTGCGGCTCTGTGTCCAGTTCTGCATTTCATCACTGCTGTTTTTTGCCTGTTTGTCACGCAGCGAACGCATCAGCGCCCGGCGTTCGTGCCGTTTCAGTGAGCGCACCCATTCGTTCACGTCAACGCCGTCAGGAAGCTGCGGCCACGGTGCTGGCCGTTCTTCCGGCTGTTCTGTCCCGTTGTTGTCTGTTTCCTGTACACGGGGACAGTTATTGCCACGAGTCCAAGGGGCGGCAGGGCCGCCCTGAAGGTCAAAACCATTTTCGCGGGCGCTGTCTTCCGCTTCCGGTTTACGTCTTACCAGCTTCCAGTTATCCGGGTGCGTGCACACGCGGGAAGACTCCCCGATGAGCGGCGACCAGATCCCGTAAATCTGTACACTCTGTTCGCCGTAATCGTTCAGCTCATCTGCGAGGTCGTAGGCGGTGCGAATCAGGTAGTCTTTGCGTGGAACAAGTACGCCACCCTGTTTTTCAATGTAGGAGGCAAAACACCCGGCATCAGCGGCAGCGAGTACCGCATCCATTGCGTCGTCCTTCAGTCGTTGCGGGCCTTCCGGGTTGCGTGCCATCTGGCTGGCAAGGCGGCGCAGTTCACGCCACACCTGACGGGAGGGGATGCCAAAGAACTGGAACTGGCGGACCCGGTGAAGGCGCGCCCAGCCGATGGCGCGCTCCACGCTCTCGGCCATTGATTTTCCGGTTTCGTGGTCAACGCGTGGTTTGCCCGTTTTCGGGTCAATGCCATCCACGGCGCGGCTGTCCAGGTTTTTTCCAATGTAGGTCGCGATATAGCTGGTTGGTGTGCCTTTTGAGCCGTCGACATACTCCGCCTTAAAGCGCGGAGTAATATCATTGCCCAGCTCGTGGCGGTCTTCCTGAATGGCAATATCGCGGGTGATGGCCACGATGCTGTCGATTTCTTCCGGATGTGCAAAGACCATCATATGCCAGTGTACGGTACCGTCATGGTGAGGCTCCACCGTGCGGATGCCATACCAGCGAAGACCGTCGCGGTTCAGTTTTTTGCGGACCGCCGCAAAAAACGTGTTAACCAGGTAATCGCTGGAGTTGCGCATTGTGGCCCCGTTCCATTTGGGATTCGGATGACCGTTCTCCGTTGTTGCGTGATATTTTGACGGGCAGGTGACAGTCAGAAACACCGCTCTGTCGCCACGGGCTTCGGCCAGAAGTTCCAGTCCCTTCATGGTGGCCATCATTTCTGCCTTACGGTGAACCGGGTTACTTACTCCCGCGTAATACACCGTCTCGAGATCAATCGTGAACCCGTCTTCATTTTCCAGCATGAAACTTTTCAGGAAATCGCGTGTTTTCTCGCGCTGTGCGCGAAACTCGCTTAACGCGTCCTGGCTCAGATAGGGCGATGTTTTTCTGGAAACCAGACAGGCGGCGCGGAGTTGTTCTTCCCGCCACTCGCAACGTAACAGCCACAGTTTGCGTTTCCACCATTGCGCACAGGTCAGGCGAAGGATTGCGCCCGGCAGCAGCTCCGTGTCTGGTTCGTTCCTCCGGTCTTTGTCTGTTGTCAGTGCGTCATAATGTGGAGGCATGGCGTGCAGGTGTAACGCCATGCGGGCCAGCATCTGATACGCCTTCAGCGTTACATCCATGGTCAGCTCGCCATCGGTCGCGCCAAAGCCATCGCAGAGTTTTTCGAAGGTGCTGCTGAACATCGCCGCCGTCATGGTGGCCAGCGTCTGTATCTGGTGTTTGTTGAGCTGCGGCAGGTAAAGCAAATCGTCCAGGCGTTCGCGTCCGGCAAGGGAGCGATAACCCGGTGTCAGCCAGCGGTGATCGGTGCGGTCCAGACGTTCGAATATTTTGCGCAGGGTTCCGCGTGCATAGCGTTCCGCCTGCCAGCTCTTTTTGCCTTTCCGGCGATCGGCTTCCTGTTTTTTGCGCAGGAAGGAGAGGTGGCGAATAAGCGGATCGCGCAGATAGGACGGCAGCAGGCGCAGCGAGGCCATGGCTTCATCCACCGCGCCGCGTGCCTGTTTTCTGGCGTCTCCTGCCAGTGTGATGGTTTTGTCCTGTTTTTCCTGTGCGTCCAGGCTTTTATTAATCAGGTTGCCCAGCGGTGTGGCGGAGAACGCCGCATCAGCCATTTCCTGGCGGCGCTCGTTCTCTACCCGGTAGGCATCCAGCCATGAGGAAAGCGCGGATTCAGGTGCGGGGATCTCCGTTCCTTCACGTCCTACTGCGTGGCGCGGTTGTTGCCAGTCCCTGATGTACTCTGTCGTCATACTGATTTACTTCGTCATACCATTCAGAGTGTCACGGCAAACGGCAGCCAGCCGCTGAATCTCCAGCACAGTGTCTTCTGTGTCGGCATGGTGGTGTGTGATGCGGATGCTGTCGGCAATCACATCGACGATCGCAGAGGATGGGCGCTGGTAAATGCCAATAACGGACGGGGTGCCGCCTTCAATGCGGTAAAGCCTGTAATTCCCCTCGTGGCTGTCAATCATGTAGCGACCATCAATAACAAATTTTCCGTCAGCGAGCTGCGGTACAGGCAGGGATTTCAGGTACATGTCATAACGTTCACGCACGCGAACGGCAAGATCACGCTCTGTGTTGAGCAGGTATTCAAGAAAGTCGTTGGCGAGAATCATTGCGGCAATCCTCTTTACTACAGATGTGCGAAGGCCTCCCGCCGCAAGGTGCAGGAAAGGCCCGGAACAGGAATTAATGGGGTTTGTTTTGCTGCTGGATGAGATCCTGAAGAGACAGGAGGTCTTCCGCCAGATAGCTGAATACAGCGGCGCAGTAGTCGGCTGAAATAGTGCTGTTGAGTCTGTGCAATGTGTTGGATTGCATGATAAAGGCGATGTGTGCAGCGCGGGTGAGTCTGCGATCGATTTCAGTCTGGATGTGACGACGCTCCGCGATAGCGCGGTGCTGTTTGCGGTTTGCCATGGTGTGGCCTCTTTGCTAGTAAGTTTTGAAAACTCACCATCCAGAGCTGCGAAACTGTGGGTGGCGAGACGTACGAGGTTCGCAGTACCGGCTAGCAAAGAACCCGGCCCGACCGAAGTCGGCCCCGTACGCCCCGCCATAATTCGTGTGCGAAAAAGACGTGGCAATACAGTACGCACAAAAAAACCGCTGGCGCGGTTGTGCGCTTTGCTAGTCAGCAGGCTGCGAAACCCGGCACCCGTTTTATGAGGTGCAGCGGAAATGTAACCTGACTGATTGCGGCATGGCAAGCGGTTTTTTTGTGTGTGCATGTTCTGGTTTCTTACTGGTTCAGAAAAAAATCAAAAACCTTGTCAATGCGTTGCAGCAGCTCTTGCTGTATTGCTTCCGGCGTTTCCGGTTCGCCCGGCGCCTCCAACGTCGCGCAGAAATCAGCGATTTCATGATGGAGCGTCAGGCGAATGGCAGGAGCCGTGGTTCTGGCGTGCTCCAGCTCATCCAGCAGTGCCAGCACAGCAGACGGCGAGAGCATTGCGCGAAATGCCAGTAATTTTTGAGGCGTTGCCATTCGTTGCAGGGCAAATGCCAGTTCGCGTAGCTTCTGGTGGTTGATGGTGCTCATGCTCTGGCTTCCTTCAGTAGCTGGTTAAACATGTGAGTAAGTGGATTGCTACACCCGAACGGCATCGGGTTTACGTGGTAAGAAGCCTGGCCTCCTGTTTTGCGAGCGCGACCACCTGTGCTGCGGTTTGTTCTGATGACTAAGCCGCCGCGCCAAAGTTGGCGTAACTCAGCATTAATGGCTGTGGTTGGAGTATTCAGTGCTGCGGCGATCTCTCCGCCGCTACACCCCGGATGAGTAGCGATGTAGTCCAGAATGGTCATCTGCGTGGCTCCTGTACCTGTCGGATAAGATTTACTCGCGCCACGTTGGTGGCGCAGAAGTAAGTGCCGTCAGTGAGGTAGATGTGGTGTGCATCCTTTTCCGAACGATGTTTGTCGATAGTGGTAATCAGGCGTTCGTCGACCTCGTATTCGCGCCCTCTGGAGGTAAAGCGAACGACGGAAAAATGCTTAATTGCCATTGCGCCCCCCTTTGTCCAGTAACCCTATGCGTTAAATACGGCACGTTGCGCGTCATCAATGAATACAGCTTGAGAGCGTTCTATCAGGCGGAGATTTGTCAGAAGCTCTGACTCTTTTGTGTGGTAAGGCGTTATCAGGTATTTGCCGTGCAGTTCGGCAATAATGGTGTATTGCAGCATCATTGCTGAACCAAGAATATAAATGCAGCGTCCAATGCTGGACGGATTCATGGCTGCAACTGTTGACTGTGTTTTAAGAGTGTCGATTTCTTTGCTCTGTTCCTCAATAATTTTGGCTGCGTCAGCGGTGATTTTTGCAATGGTCAGTGCGTGAAGTGCTGCCATATGTTGGCTACGCTTCACGGCATCTTTAGCCATTTCATCTTCCGCTTCTGATATTTTTTTTAATGTGTCGATAATGCCTTCTTCTTTTGCGTTCATTTTATATCTCCGTTATTTACGTGTGCGAATACCTCCGCGAATGCGGATAGTTTTCAGGTTTTCGGGTTTAATCTGGTGTTTTGTTTAAGCTGTTATTCGTCAGTGAAAAAGCGTTCAATCTTTTTTACTGAATGAATAATTCGCATAATCCCAATGGCGCAGGCCACCGAAATAATCAGAACAAGCCATGAGATAAATATACTCATGCGATATTCCCCAGCTTATACGGTTCAATATGTTCCCCGCATTCTGCGGCACAGATCAGCTCGGAAAGTTCGTTAAGTGCATCCAGATCATCAGCGTAAAAAGCGACGTCATACAAACTCCGGATTGCCCTGGTCAATGAGTCACGGGCTGCACGTTCAGCATGAGCGCCTGATGCACTTAAGCGAAAATAAAATCGTTCAAGTGCTTTATTAATGAGAGTTTTATATTCTTTGCCCATCGCAATGCCTTTTAATCTGCTTTCTGAATTTCAGCTTCTGAATCCATACAAATAATTTCGATATAGGGTTCATCGCCATTAACCTGACGTGCCTTTTCAGCTTCGCTAATGATTTCTCGTACGGTCTGGTACGGAAGCTCCACAGTCAGGCGCGTACCGTTCAGATAAACGTAAGTAGCTGCGTTTTTTTCGGATGGAACAACTCCGTCAATGGCTGATGCGCGTAATAACAGTTCACCGCGAAAATCAATAAAACGGATAAATACACCTTGTGCATGCTCTTTGGTCATAAAGCACCTGTTATAAATCAGCCTGTTTAATAAAACTTTGCCCGCGAAGCAGACGATCAACCGTGCGAAGCGCTTCGTATAATGTGAAATCCTGCCCGAAGTGATTGTCGCCGCAGCTCAATGCAAAAATGCGGTTTCCGGTAAACGGATTGCGTGGGCATTTGTGGACCACGATTCCAGCTTTCTCAATCAGCCAGGCATGCTCGCCGATTTGTTTTACAGCGTGGCCATCCGGTGTTGCGTGTGTTTCGCTCAGGCTGTAGCGAGAGTTGCTACGCGATGCACTGGTAGCGAAACGGTTAGCGTGGCGTTCCGCCCCGTTGCGGAAGCGTTGCTGTGAAGAATTGCGCTGTTGCTTCATGTCAAAAACTCCGTGCCGATTTACTTCCCCGGCATAACACCCATTTTCAAAGTAATTGCGACGAAATCCCGTGTTATGGGGCTTGCCATTTCGCTGTTGCTTATTCATTTTTCGTGCCTCTACCCGATGAGCCAAATAACAAACGCCATGAGCAGCGCACCAATGGTGATCGGAAAAAGACCTCTGGCATAAGCGGCGAGGTAATGAACGTTGAGAACAATAAAGCGTTCTTTTTGTCCTGTTAGCTTGCTAAGCAGATAAATCGCTATTACACCCACTTCTAGGAATACAAGGTCCAAAATGGCGCTGGTGATATTGCTGGTCATTTATGATTAAAGCCCCAGCCACAACAACCATGCATCGCGGCGTTCTTTCGGCTGATCAAAAAACGCTTTGCGCATACCTGCGTTAAATGCTGGCAGATATACCCAGTTTTCTGATGCTCGCGTCTTCACTGAACCTGGTTTCACAAAGTCAATCGTTGGTAACTTTGCAGCGTCAATCATGGTTCTGACGGTTGATTCTTTGCGACCAATCATCTTGGCAAATAGTTGATATGGCACCGCTTCAAGTGGATATGGTGCTACCTGAATGAACCCCTCAAGCTCTGATTCGCTCATTGTGGTAATCTCCTTAATTCGTCCAAATGGCCCAAAATGGCTTATATAGGCTTATTTTGGCTATTTGAATGTTTTGTATTACATGTAACCCAATATCGTGGAGTTTAGATCACATATGATCCATAAATCAAGCCTTGGAGAAAAACTTCGCCTGATTCGAGAGGCAGAGGGATTGTCACGTAGAGAGATGGAAGAGGTGACAGGGGTATCTCAAAACAATCTCAAAAATTATGAAATATTGGGAAGAATGATACCTGGAGAAACGCTACTCCTGATTTTGAATCATCCTCGTTTTCGGAAGTATTCGGATTGGGTGATGTTTAATCAAACTAATGCTGCGACGGGGCAGATTGCTCCGCCTCTCTCTCTTGATGGCTTCTTCGATTCGGAGGGCGATCAGGTTTCAACCGAAACAAACCAAAAATCACCCCGCTAAGGCCAGAAAACTGGTTAGACCTGCTCTTTGTCTGGTCTGATTATTGCTGGAAAGAGGCTGGAGAAATTGTAGAGCGGTTCATTGGAGGGCTTCGCAATGTCAATTAAGAAGCTCGAAGATGGTCGTTATTTGCTGGACATCAGGCCGAACGGACGCAAGGGAAAGCGCGTGCGTAAGGTATTTGACAAAAAATCGGTAGCGGTGGCCACTGAACGCTACATCATGGCGAACGCTGAAAAGCGGGAATATATACAGGGCTACCGTGATCGCCGAACGCTAAATGATTTGCTTGAGTTGTGGTGGATGTATCACGGTCAACACAGGCGTAAGGCGGAAGAAGACCGAAAACAACTGCGCAACATAATCAATGAGCTTGGCGCTGATATGCAGGCTGTGGATCTTGATAAGCTGAAAATTATCGCGTGGCGTTCTCAAAAGATAGCTGATGGATTGAAACCGTCATCTGCTAACAGGTACATGAATCGGTTATCCGGAATGTTTACCGTGCTGAAAAAAATAGGTCTTTGGGATGCAGAACATCCGGTAAGGGGAATTTCTATTCTTTATGTATCTCCACGAGAAATGGCGTTCCTGTCACAGAAGGAAGTTGCGTTATTGCTCGATACATTGGAGGGCGATTACTGGCGTGTTGCTCTTTTGTGTTTAAGCACAGGAGCGCGCTGGAGTGAAGCCTGTAAGCTCCGTGGTGAACAGATAGTTCATAACCGAGTGACGTTTCTTGAAACCAAAAATGGCCGAAAGAGAACAGTGCCAATTTCGCAGGCAGTTTGTGAGGCGATCAAAACCAGAGAAACAGGCGGCTTGTTTGAGGTGAAGTACCGGGAATTCTGCTTGGCGCTGAAAAGAGTTAAGCCCGATTTACCAAAAGGCCAGGCTGCACATGTGCTGCGGCATACGTTCGCCAGCCATTTTGTGATGAACGGAGGAAACATTATTGCGCTTCAGAAGATTCTTGGCCACGCAACCATTCAGCAAACAATGGCATATGCACATTTTGCACCGGATTACCTGCAGGATGCGGTGGCCCTTAATCCGCTGAAAGGTGGCGTGAGTGTCCACGCAGTGTCCACGGGGGATTAA